CCCTGGAAAGTTGATCTGAGCTCTCAGTAAATATCAATACGGTTCTGACGAGCCGCTTACCCTCCGGCCATGTACTCGTCCGTTTCAGCCAGCATTCCGGGAGCATCAAGCTGTACCTGCTGCTGTGGTACCGAAAGACTTGCTGCCCCCATCTCGCGCCCGAGCGCGCAAAAGAAAACCCGCGCATAGGCGGGCTCCAGAAGCAGCGGTTCATTGAATGCTGCGGCAATAATGTGTGAAAGATTACGTCTCACGGGGTGTTGTCTCCTCTTCCGGCCTGCGACTCTCCGCTATCTGCTGCTGATACGCCTGCGCTATCCACACCGGACGTGAGAGTCCGGCTTTTTGCCGCTCTGCAGATTCCCTGACCTGCTGGCGGAAAATGTCCTGATAATCCTCGCCCATCAGCGCCAGCTCTTTCTCATACGTGCTCAGTCCGGCCTCAATGCGCATCACCGATTCCTGAACCTCCTTGAGCCCGTCAATGGCCATTCTTCCGGCACCAATCCACTCTGCCCGTGACCAGGCTGATCGCGCCTGATAAAAATCAAAACGCGCCCGTGGCGGACGGATAATCCCCCGAAGAAGTGCCTCTTCCAGCCAGCAGGAAAACATCTGCGTGGCCAGCCGGGCCGCAATAAATTTTCGCCGCCCCATAAAATAGCGCCACGACTCATTGGCAGAGGCCCTGGCACTTGAATAACTGACCTTCGAGTAATCACGGGACAACTGTTCGTAGGAAACGCCAAGACCGGCGGCGATATACCGCAGCAGCGCCTGTTCAAGCGCCGAAAATCCATTGTCTGAATCCTGCGCAGTCTGTAGTTTCAGATCATCCCCGGGGAAAAGGTGCGGAATTTTGACACCACCCAGCGTCACGTTATTCGTGTCATACCAGGTGGAGAACTTCTCCAGAATATTAATAAGCGGATTATCCTTCTGCCCCTGCGGCGCACCGGCGATATATTCAAAGGCCTTTTCGGTATCAAGGTCACTTTCAATCGTCGCTGCATACATGGCTTTCACAATGGCCGACTGAAGCTGTGTTGCCTGCAGGGAATCGAGCATCTTCAGCCGTTCCATGACGCTGTAAAACTGGTTGGCCCCACGGGTCTGCCCGTCCTCCACCGGCTCGAAAATATGCAGCATGGCCGGACGCCCGGTGGGAAGTTCACGCGGGATCCGTTCCCATCGTCCACTCCCGGAGCGAGGAAAATCATCCTCACAGATATGGTACGCAACGGCACGGCCATATCGATCGACCTCCACCCCGGCCCGCAGAAAACGGTTCCCCATACCGTGTCCTGGCGTGTCCACCCGTTTCGGACTCACGGCTTTAAAACGCGTACGGAATAACTGCGTGGTTTCCGTATCCCAGACCGGCTGCACAAAGATTTCGCCGTTAAACGCATGAACGCCCACACCTTCACGGATAAATTCCGTGAACGTGCGTTTTCCTTCCACGTCGATCTCGCCAGACATCCCTTCGGCGTATTCCGGCCAGGCCGCCTCCACCTCATCGACAAAGCTTTTTGCTGCGGTCTCCCGCATCCCCAGCCAGCGCCAGTTCGGACGGTAGCTGATAAGAAACATATGCCCGACAATGTGATCCTTATGCAGTGCCACCGCATTGGCCGCTATTCCGTTATTGCGCACCAGATCATCTGCCCGGGCATTCCCCAGACGCAACGCAGGCAGCAGGGCTGCATCGGCACTCTGCGCCGGTGGCAACCACTCCGCCATTTGCCCGCCAAATCCTGCACCGCCCCCGTTGTAGCTGAGACTCTCACGAAGCGGAACGCCGTTCACATCAATCAGGACAGGCGTTCGTTTCATAACCTCACTCCCAGCGGACGACGGCGACGCCGGGTTGTCCCCAGTACCGACTCCGCATCATTGATCGCCCGGTTAAGCTCATCCAGAGAAGCCGCCGTATATTCAATTCTGCGACCATCTTTCTGGACAGACACCACCCGTTTACCGGTTAATAAATCAAGGCGCGCCTGACGCAGCGCCTGCAGTTCAGCGACTGTAACCATTCACTCCTCCGGACAGCTTCGCTGCCAGTTCTTTCAGGGTTGGCCGGGTCGTCTCTTCTTCCCGGGATTTTGCCAGTACAGCCAGATCAAGCTGCCAGCGTTGCACGGACACACGTAATGCCGCGTAGGCATACACCAGGCAGTCCAGCGCTTCGTTACGCCGCTTTTTGTTATCCCACAGCAGACGCATCTTTCCTTTTTCCCACTTCTCCACCAGCTCTTCCGCCACCAGTTGCTGCGCCTCTGTCTGCGAAAAAATCTCCGGATCATCAGGAAAACGGATGGCATACGACGTGGCTTCATCCGCAGGCGAGGGATCGGCTTTCATACGGGCATAGAGAATTTCTTTTGCGGTGTCCGTTCCCACTTCACACAGATACACGCCCCGCTGATTGCGGGTTTTTGGCATGGTGATCACCGGCTTGCCATAGACAGATGCGCCTTTTACCGGCAGCACCCGGAAAACACCGTGTTTTTTTGATCTCTGATAAACAATTTCACCATCGATCCCCCCGGTGTCCCAGCAGACACGGGAAATAGTCATTTCGGTGCCATCCGCATGGCGGTATTTTTTGTTGATCGCCGCATCCACACGTAACAGCGTCTCTTCCTCATCAGGACGCCCCATAATGATGATTTTATCCACCAGAAAGGCTTCCTCTCCCGGAGCCCATCCCCAGACATACATCTCAAAACGGTTTCGCTGCGAGTCAATGCCCGCCGTCAGATAAACCACCCGGGCAGGCACCGCCGCCGTGTAACGCACCACCTTATCCATCAGTACCTGGTGATCGAGTTTTTCGCCCACGGCCTCTTCCCAGGTCTCGCCCAGCGTGGTGTTCACAAAGGTTTTCAGGCCGTTGGGATCTTTCAGTGCATCCAGCCAGTCATAGACAATCTGTACCCAGGTGGTGAACGGACTGTACGCCGTCCAGATATGGAACGTGATGGAGCGCGGCGGCGGAATTTCATCACCCCGGGCGCTGAAAAACGTCAGACCGTCACGGGTCCACATGCCCGTGTTTTCACAGATCCACCGCCCGTTGCTCTGGTCCAGTTCAGACTGATGGATCACGCAGCCATGATGTTCACAGAGGTAGAAAACACTTTCAGGGCTGTCCTTCTCCCATTTAAGCCCAAAAGGCGTGGACTCATCGCCAAATTTCAGATACTGCTCCTCCCCACAGTGCGGGCAGGGCACATAAAAACGCATAAAATGCGCCGACTCGTTAGCGGCTTTTTCGATCTGGCAGGTGCCTTTGATTTTAGGCGTCGAGCCGCGAATGGATTTTGGCCACACCGACCCCTCAATACGCTTATCCCCCAGCAGGGTTGGCGAGCCCTCTTTTTCGACATCCGGCTCGAACGAGGAAAGTTCGTCATAGCAGACCACGTCCACGGATTTTTCACGGTAGTTTTTGGCGGCAGCGCCGCCCAGGCACCAGAAACCGACGCCCGATGAAAAGCGTTTCAGCGTGAGAGTATTGTCACGATGTTTACGCCCCAGCCATGGGGAAAGGTCTTTCAGGCATGGCACGTTCCGAATCGTCGCCTCCACGTGAGACTTCATAAAATCTTCAGCGGCAGAATCCGTGGGCTGAAAAAGCAGACTGTTTCGGGATTTATGCTCAATAAAATACCCGACCACCCCCAGCAACATCTTTGTATAGCCAACACGGGCAGATTTAATCAGGTTAACCGTGCGAACCTGGTCGTTACCCATACAGTTCATAATGGCGATCTGGAATGGCAGCGTTTTCCATTCTCCCTCACCATATGAAGATTCTTTAGGCAGATAATAATTTTGATCAGCCCATTCAACTGCCGTCATTGGTACAACCCTGACCAGAGGCTGCAGCGCAACCGAAACGGCAGCCATCATATTATTCAGTTGTTGCTCTGATATATTCATCGAGTAAATCCGGTAATTTATCCCCTGCCCGCGCACACTGATTTGCCCCCTTTGCAATAAGGGTTTTCAGATGGTCAATATGACGTGGCGTTAAATCCGGGAACTGTCGCTGCATGGATAACGGAATGGAATCAAGCGTACTGGACAATGCCATCGCCAGTTTGCTGAGGGCGAAAACGCAGAAGTCTGAATCGATGAGCTTACCTTCGGTTACCTGATTTTTAAGTTTTTGAGCTACAGCCTGTTCTTCTGTCAGTTCAGCTCTGGCCCGAAGCAGCCTTTCCTCCAGTTCTCCCCCGTCATCAGGTGTTCTCTGATTGTGTTGTCGCCGCTCGCGATCTATCTCCAGTACAGTTTTAACGTCATATAAAACTTCCCTCCCCCGACGTTCAACAGGAGGAACGCCCCATTTATCAAATGCCTGAACAGAGATACCGATGGAGGAGGCCATATCACTTTTATTCAATAAAAAGGCCATCTCCTCTCCATAAGTCATCGATAAAAAGCGAAACAACAACCATGTGTTTTTGCAAAACCATTTGATATCATTGACATTTTTTGCATTGACGACATCAAAACACATCGTAAGGTTGTTGTATTTATTTTATTTTCACCTTACTTATCAATTAGATATACCAAACAATTAAACAACAACCACCCCCTCAAAAAATCTCATAAATAGTGAAAACGCGCGAGGTCGCCGCCCCGTAACCTGTCGGATCGCCGGAAAGGACCCGCAAAATGATAATAATTATCATCTACATGTCACAACGTGCATCTACGCCATCAAACCACGTCAAATAATTAATTATGACGCAGGTATCGTATTAATTGATCTGCATCAACTTAACGTAAAAACAACTTCAGACAATACAAATCAGCGACACTGAATACGGGGCAACCTCATGTCAACGAAGAACAGAACCCGCAGAACAACAACCCGCAACATCCGCTTTCCTAACCAAATGATTGAACAAATTAACATCGCTCTTGTTCAAAAAGGGTCCGGGAATTTCTCAGCCTGGGTCATTGAAGCCTGCCGCCGGAGACTGTGCTCAGTAAAAAGAGTTTCGCCTGAAGCAAACAAAGAAAAGAGTGACATTACTGAATTGCTCAGAAAACAGGTCAGACCAGATTGAAGCAATTTAGATAATCGTGCAGACTACGCCCCCTCATATCACATGGAAGGTACTACAATGGCTCAGGTTGCCATTTTTAAACAAATATTCGATAAAGTGCGAAATAATTTAAACTATCACTGGTTTTATTCTGAACTAAAACGTCACAATGTCTCACATTACATTTACTATTTAGCCACAGAGAATATTCATCTTGTTCTTGAAAACGATAATACGGTTTTAATAAAAGGACAGGGTAAGGTTGTAAATGTAAGATTTTCAAAAAATAAATGCCTTATAGAAGCCACCTTAAAAGGATTCAAATCAGGAGAGTTATCATTTTACGAATACAGGAAAAATCTTGCTACAGCAGGGGTTTTCAGATGGATTACAAATATCCACGAAAACAAAAGGTATTACTATACCTTTGATAATTCATTACTCTTTACTGAGAACATTCAGAACACTACACAAATATTTCCGCACTAAATCATAACGTCCGGTTTCTTCCGTGCCAGAACCGGACTCGCTGGCATGATGAAATATGTGTACCCGGTAACCCCGGTGTGCATCGTTTTTGATTATTCCCCCACACTTGTGCAGAAGGAGTTCCCCGTCAGGCTACAGTCATAATTAATGCAAGAGTACAGCGACGATACAGCGCACAGAAATAAATCAGGTATCCATTGACTTCACAAAGACGGTGCATAGCATCGACAGGAGTAATTGCGTAAATTGAACTCTTGGCACACTTTAGCCACCGGCGAATCTTCAGCGGATTATCCTTGGCCGGTTTTTATCTGAGGCATTGCTCTCGAATGTATAGCTGTGCCCCTTCAAGTTGTTTTTGCATTATTATCAGTCGCGCTCTGAGGGTGAAATAATCCCGTTCAGCGGTGTCTGCCAGTCGGGGGGAGGCTGCATTATCCACGCCGGAGGCGGTGGTGGCTTCACGCACTGACTGACAGACTGCTTTGATGTGCAACCGACGACGACCAGCGGCAACATCATCACGCAGAGCATCATTTTCAGCTTTCGCATCAGCTAACTCCTTCGTGTATTTTGCATCGAGCGCAGCAACATCACGCTGACGCATCTGCATGTCAGTAATTGCCGCGTTCGCCAGCTTCAGTTCTCTGACATTTTTGTCGCGCTGGGCTTTGTAGGTAATGGCGTTATCACGGTAATGATTCAGCCCCAGACTAAGCGCACCACAGGCCACCAGCAGGGCAATGATGACCACGCACAGTACGCGGTTCATTTCACCACCAGCGTATCTGACCGATGAAATAACCGGAGGCCATAATCACAAACACCAGCCAGATAAGAATGAACTTCCAGGTGGATAATTTTTCAGCCATCACTCGAATCTCCCGAATCAGTTTGCTAAAATCAAACACACTTTCTCCTTTGACTTTTCCGGAGTCAGGAAACACAAAACCCCGCTTGGTGCCAACAAACGGGGTTTTTACTTTTATTCACTTACGTTTCGCCAGTTCGCAGGATTTCATGTTATCCGCCCGCGTGGCCATGCTTTATTTTTCAGCAAAATATTCTGCTTATCTGTCGATACCCCAGCACGCCAGCGCGCTCTCCTGGTCACGACGGGATACCTGACCGTAGCAGTTGTTTGAACGAATACGGCAGTCTCTGCCACCGTCCTTAATCCACCAGCGAATCGCCTCACACGCTCCCCTGCGATCACCTGCATTAATTCGTTTATAAAACGTCGACGGGAAACACTTACCGGGACCAATGTTGTACGGACAGAATGACGCGATCCCCGCTTTCTGGGGTTCGCTCAATGGCACTTTGATGTTTTTCTCCACCCACGCCAGCGCTTTATCACGCTCAATGGCGTTAACCTGGTCGCATTTTTCCTTCGACAACTTCATGCCCGGAACGACAGGTTTGCCATCCACCATGATGGCACCACGGCAGATGGTCCAGATACCTGCACCATCACGGTATGCCGTGGTGTGATTGCCTTCCTTTTCATCCAGAAACTGGTCGAGAATGTCAGGCGCAGACGCACCAGCGGCAATCAGCGCCAGAACGGCAGCCGACAGGCCGTATTTGATTTTGGTGTTCATGGATATATTAAATATTCAGCCGCTGTCCCTGGCCCACTAAATACGCACTTTAAGATAAGTCAGCCCCGGATGAAGCCAGTAAGCCGGCACTTTTTTAAAGGGTGGAGTATTAAAATCACGAAGAAGAGCCTCCCGCACAATTGCATCCTTATCAGCACCACTGGCCAGCGCTTCAATCTCAGCGGCTACCTGAAGATATCCCATGCAACGGCCAACGCGCTTCATCAGCCCCTGCTTTTTATTGTTCTTCAGGTAATCAATGGCAAATTCAATGAGCTCCTCACTGTGCTGGTGCGATGGAGGTGTTACTTTCCCATTTTCTGAGATGGTTATTTTCCCGGCATCACCGGATACAACAAAGGATGGCCGGTTACACTCCCATTCCAGCTCACTGAAATTATCATTATGAATACTGAAACACTCTGCGAGATTTTTGCTCATCACTTTCCGACAATAATCGTCAAACGCAGCAAACTGCTCATCGCGGCGTTTTTTTTCATCTTCAGAATGCATCAGCGTCGACAGTTTTTTATTCAGTTCAGCAATTTCATTTTCCAGGCGACTGAAGCGCTGATTCATTTCTTCATGGTTCATTATTCACTCTCCCCGGGCGGCCTTACGCCGGTCCTCTCTGATTTTGAAATACAGGTTAGTCAGATATGTCAGCAGCCCAAACAGCAGACTTCCCAGCACGCCTATTGCCGCCCACTGAGACGGGGAAACCCTGTCCAGCAACTGCAGGAACCAGTAGCCCGTTCCCACCGCTGACGTGGTGTATGACACACCTGTTGTGATTTTTTCCATCTGGTACATACCCCGTCTCCCGTTATCCGGAAGCTGACAACAATAAAAAAAGCCACCAGTTAAGTACTGATGGCTCTGATAACTCATGCAGGCATCTCAGACGACCCACTGACACTACCGGTGAGTTTAACGATACCTTCCATTTGACTGGCTCACTTTTTATGATGATGCCGGTGCATTTATCTCCAGCACCAGACTTTCTATCTCAACGCCATACGCTGCATTTTTGGTAATATCCGTCAGCGTCAGCGCATTCAGCCCCAGTGTCAGACTGTCTTTTATGACCTGGAATGCCGGGCCAGCCACTCCATTCAGTTTCGGAGTAACCGTGGCACTGCCGGCGGTGAACACCAGCTCCAGCGTCTGCCAGTCGTTACTGTAATTCCCGAACTCGCCCAACTTTGTGTTTCCTGCTTTCTTGTGATGCATCAGATTCAGTTTGCCGTCTGTGGTCTGGGTGAAGAACGACATCAGGAACGGGTTACCGGTACCCGTCATCGCCACGACGTCAGGTAACGCTACATCGGTATACAGATAAATTCCCAGACCGAACTGATTGTTGGTCAGTGCGCCTGACAGTCGAAACTTACAGCTCAGTCTGCCACCCCGTGTCAGCAGGGAGACTGCGTCATCCACCGGGCGCGTCAGGGACCAGGTTTTATTGCTCTGCTTGGCGATCTTAAATACACCACCCGACAACTGAATTCCGCCGTCCTTAATGGTCCAGCCCTGCGCAGCAGCCTCTCCGGCTGTCGGCAGCAGGGAGATTGTGCGAACGGACGTATCTGTAGACGGACCCGATGGCGTGTCGCCGCCGGGCGAGGGTTTGATTTCCGGTGCCTTACCACTGATGAAGGCTGAGGTGCGCCCGGCTGCGTTCAGAATAGCGGTTGCCATACGATCGGGAATAATGCCACGACGCGCCCATGAGCTGAAATGCGTCGGGCGATTTGATGATACCCAGTTTTTGTTCGTTCGGGATGCCGAACCGTAATAACCAGACCCGACAATATCAGGATCTTCTGACGGGTTGTTTGTCGGTGTATTAACTCCGCTACCATCGGTCATAAAGGGAACAAAATAAATCTGCTGGGATTCTTTACCTTTATATGCACCATATACCACTTCATATTGCGTACCGTGTTCTTGTTTCCACGCGTATGTCGTGTCGCCACAAATCCAGGGGACTGATGCCGGACTTCCACCGTGACACTGCGCCGCCAGCCCGGCAAGGTCAGCACGGAACTGCTGTACCATTGCAAGAAATGCTGCTGGCTGCTGGGCGTAACTGGCATTCGTCATATCGAATTCCCCCTGCATCCAGCATATCGCCAGCAAAACGTTTTTCGGGTTTTTCTGCAATGCTGCCTTCGTGCGGAAAAGCAGATCCTGATATAACGGCTTACCCACTCCCCAGCGAGCCGAATCCTGACTGGCCCCCGTGGACTCGCTGAATGTCCCCTCCGTGCCCTGGGTGAATGCCGAACCACCACGACAGCATGGTACCAGCAGGATCCCCGCATTATTAGGGATATACGGAAGCAGTTTTTTGGCAATATGTAAGCCCTGTCCGACACAGCCGTACTGCCCTTTGCTCAGGTCAGCCCGGGGATGGTTAATCGTACTCATATCCTGAACATCATGCAGACAATGGTCAGCAGGAATGATGTCGTTAAATACGCATACTTCACCACCGGGAGTCACTGTGTTACGACGGGCCAGTTGCTTAATGCGCGGATGGGGCGCATCGTATGAATCCGGAAGCGGAAGCCCTTCACCGTAAGCCATGGCATTGGACTGCCCGGCCAGTACGATGACGTAGTACCAATCCGGCTCAGTTGCACCACTGACCATCACATCACCTTCTGCTGTAATCGCCTGCATCAGGGTATAAGGGGTTATGGCCACCGGACTACCAAACGGCTGCCAGCCCTCTTTCAGTTTGTGTGTCAGCTTTTCCGCAAGGTCTGACGGCGACGCCGCCCTGACAACATCATAATGTTTAAATGTCATTATTCCTCCCGGCCGGGATAGTGTATTAAATCAGATATGGAGTGGGCTGTAGTCCGGAAGCCTGAATGACACACGGGGACTACAGCCCAAGAAATGAAAAAAGGCCACGCAGTTGCGCAGCCTGATAAACCCTGGTTAAAATCCACACGATAAAAATGACAATGCAAGTATCTCATGCTGTTGCCCGAACCTACTCGGGCTTTTTTTGCATGTAAAAAGGCTCCTGCGATGAGGAGCCTGGATATATGCCTAATCTCTGTATACAGCATGATGCCGGGTGCCTCCCGGTGAATTCTGCAATGACCAGACAGAATCCGCAACTTGCCTATACAATACGCAACCAAACATCTGTCATTATGCCCCGCCGCCCAGGGGGATTCATCATGCAGGATTTTTTTAACAAACGCTCAGCATGTCAGGCAACAGTCGACTACCTGAATTGTGAGGCATTTAACATTTCACTGTCCGGTGTCTTTCCTGTAATAAAAAGCCCGCAAAAGAGAGTCAGGGCAGATAAGTGTGGTGTGGCGCGTTGTACTGGATTCGAACCAGTGACCGATTGCTTAGAAGGCAATTGCTCTGTCCGGCTGAGCTAACAACGCATGATGCTGATAATGGACCGCCATCGGGGACTTGAACCCCGCACAGCCAGCTTCGAAGGCTGACGCTCTATCCCGATGAGCTAATGGCGGTATGTGATATGGTGGCCCTTGCTGGATTTGAACCAGCGACCTGGCGATTATGAGTCGCTCGCTCTCACCACTGAGCTAAAGGGCCGGGCGCAGGATAATAACGGTACGTAACTAATCCTGCAATATCATCCGTTCTGACTGACTAAATCCTGAACTTCCCTGACCGTCTGCTCAAAACGTTCAGTCTCCAGCTCAACGCCAATTGCACGACGCCCCAGCGACATTGCTGCTTTGACGCTACAGACATAAAAAAGCCAGCCACTGGGGGAGGCTGGCAAACTCGTAGAGCAAAATGCTGTTACGCAAACTTCGTTACAGGGTCATCCTGCAATACAAAAAATACACAATATTTAGAAAACTAATAGTGCCATGTGCAATTTTTAAGATTTTGTTATTAATTGTGGTCGCACCTTCCTTTCTGAACCGCCCCGGTTTTCCTGGAGAGTATTTTACCTGTGAACTCAGGCTGCCAGCTCATCA